AGAGATGACAGTACTGGAGCAGTATGCATGTCAGTACTGGGACATGTACAAGGATGCCTACGGCGTTCGCCCACGTGGCATCGATACATCCGCCTGGGACGAGGCTACCTTCGAAGCAGAGTTCGTGCAGCTCAGCAAGACCATCGATGAGAATTACAAGGAACAGTTGGCCAGCGAGGCTCGTGCTATCGTAGCATTTGAAGACCGCGTGACCAACCTCATGCACACAGGTACCAATCGCCAGCGTGTGATTGCCTGGTTGATGGATGCCGAAGGCGCCAATGGAGACTTCGAGTATTTCTGCTACACCCAGGGCTTGCCCTACCGTTACTTTGTGAAGGAAACAGCATGAGATATCCGTTTACCTACCGTGTGGTCACTGATCATTCCAGCAAGGACGATGCCAAGCTGATGGAAGACGGCCGTCAGATCCTAGTCGAAACCAACAACTATCTAGTGGCTCGTCGAGAGTGTATCGAGTGGGCGGCCTATGATGATATCCTAGTTCAAGTCCTCCGTCCATGGGGCGCTGTCAAGTTCACCTGCGATGGGGCGTACGAAGCTGAAACTCGTTATCCTAAGACGGTTGACGCAATGACAGTTTGAGCATATAATTAACACATAATAACAAGCAAGGTGATCCTCAAATGCGAGCCACGCGAAAGCAAAAAGGCAAGCGAAGGATACGAAGCGAGTTCTGAGACTCGGCCTAAGCTCTCCAGGTTGACAACTAGCCAAAGTAGTTGTATAATAGACACATAGCAACACACATTAGGAGCGAACCAAATGGCTAAAGTAAATTACGACAACTTCCGCACATTCGACATTAACGAGTGCTGTGACCACTTTGACAGTGAGAAGCAGGGCAACTGGAAGAAGATCGGCAAGTTCATCATTGCTGACGGTCAAGAGTACGTGAATGTCATGGAGACAGAGTTCGACTTCGAGGACACGACAGACTCGGAGTACATGGCCTTTGACTCGGGCATTAAGTATGCACTGACCAAGCTAAACGCAGCCTTTGAAGCCGCCGGGATAGACCTTGAGATCCAAACAGCGGACATGGTTGAAAGCATGGGATTTATGTTAGTACGCACTGACGACACGCCCGAGGACTTTGTCAAACGAGTGCTGAAGAAGCCCGTTATGATGGTAGAAAGCTGGGTAGACTAATTGGTTGACAGGGGCGCAAACCCCTGTTATAATAGTTACACACTAACACACTAGGAGCGACACATGCAAGCATACACAACAGCAGAACTTACAAAGAAGATCCGTTGCGGTCTCTTTGCCAAACGAGACTCACTTGACGAGGCCATGTCCTACGCAATGCAGATCCTGAAGAACGATCCTGCGGGTGTAACGGCCCTGATGGTAGTGCTGAACACACTGGCCGACGACATTGAGACGGCAGCAACACTGACCGAACTGGGAGTTAAGTAATGTTGACATTTGACCCCACCCAGTTCATCCTGAACAATCAAACACTGTTCACCACGGTAGGAGTTGTGGTTGCCATAGGCGCATCTACCCTGGCAGCAACGGCCATCATCGTCATGTTGGCCCTGAGGTCAGAACAATGATGGCCGTCCTAGATGCATTCCTCATGACCATAGAGTTGTGGGTGTTCTTAGGCGTCATGTTCACAGCAATCTTAGTGGTTGACGGTTGGCAGTAAAGACGCTATAATTACTACTTAAACACTTAGGAGCGAAACTAATGATTACAGCAGAACAGATTCAACAGGGCAAGATCCTCGCTGAACAAGCATCGATTGGCATGTACGAGCAGATGGGGCGCAAGGACCAGTTCGCATGTGGATTTGCTTGGGTAGACGTCTACGTGGATCGTACCAACTCAAAGCAGGCCAAAGAGCTGAAGGCCGCTGGCTTCAAGAAGGACTACAAGCCCAAATGCCTCAGCTTGTGGAATCCAGGGAACCTCCCTGTACAGAACGTGGACATCAAAGCCGCTGGCGCTGACGCTATGGCAACCTATCTTAGAGCCCTGGGCTTGAATGCCTACGGTTGCTCAAGGTTGGATTAACGTGGACACTGTGATCGGATTAGTAAACGGCATAGTAAGGGGCATTATTGCCCTGCTGATAGCCCTGGCGCTGGTACAGCTGGTGGGAGTGATAGTGTTTGTGGCCAGCATCATAGCCTACAACAGCGATCCTGAATGGTACTGGATTGCTTCAGGCGTCGTGGGCGCAGGCGTGTTCTTGTTAGCCGATGTGGATTGACACATAGAGATAATTACAGTATAATTGCAGCTTAACAAATAGGAGCGATAATGGTAGCAAAAGCAAAACGTGTTATGACAATGGAAATGTTGGCTAAGCCCAGCAAGGCAGAAGTCATGAGCTTGGCACAAGAGCCCATCCAAAAGGTCATTACCGAAACAGACGAACAGATCATGGAACGCCTGCGTGATCGATTCACCATACTGGACGACATGACCAAAGCTGTTAAGGCCGGCAAGGTACGTGCTATGATCGTATCAGGACCTCCGGGTGTTGGTAAGAGTCACGGTGTTGAGACTGTGCTAGCCAAGCACGATGTCATGGCTAATATTGCCCAGGACGAGCGGCTCAAGAAGTACGAAGTGGTCAAAGGCGCAATGTCAGCTTTGGGCCTCTACGCTAAACTGTTTGCCTACAAAGATGCCAAGAACATCCTAGTGTTCGATGACTGTGACTCAGTGCTGTTAGATGATCTAAGCCTGAACATTCTCAAGGCTGCGTTGGATACCAGTAGCAAGCGTATGATCCATTGGAACACTGACAGCCACATGCTGGCCCGTGAAGGTGTGCCCAACAGCTTCGAGTTCAAAGGTGGCGCCATCTTCATCACCAACATCAAGTTCGACAACGTGCGTAGCAAGAAGCTACGTGATCACTTGGAAGCACTAGAGAGCCGCTGCCACTACTTGGATCTAACCATTGACACAGAGCACGAGAAGATGTTGCGCATCAAGCAGATCGTAGGTGACGGCATGCTGGACAAGTATGAGCTAGAAGATGCTGACAAGCAGGGTGTGATCGACTTCATTGATGCCAACAAGAAGAGCCTGCGTGAGCTGAGCCTGCGTATGGTCCTGAAGATCGCAGACCTGCGTGTCAGCTTCCCGGACAAGTGGCAAGCTATGGCCCGTGTTACTTGTATGCGCAACGCATAGGCCACAGTAGCACAGCAGTAGAGTAGTACAGCTGGGGCACATAGCTAAAACAATAGCCCTGGCTACAGGACAGCCAGTAGATTCGCTCCCGAACACTGTCCGAACTGGAGTCAAAGGTACAGAAATGATTACCTTTCTTCAGTGTTGTGGTCCTGACACATAAATCCGATTCGCTCCCGGTTGTGTCAGGATTTTTTTGGATTCTTTTTCTGAACGGTCACCGGTGGTAATCAGAGGTCGGTGGTGAGTAGAGGGGCCAGGCTATACATATTATTCTTTGTTGTTATTTTACAACAGCGCAAGCAAAAATTCATGGTATATAGGTGCTAAATCACCAGGGTGAATCTATAAGTACTTGTTTATAATTTTTTGCGCGGATCATTTTTGCGAAGCAAAGGACCCATTCAGCGTAGCGATGGTCCTCAAAATAACCCCACTTCTTTTGTCCTAGATTAAGAGAATTTCCCAATCTCCCGCTATACTAGTGGCTATATAAGAGTGTACACGGAGACCATCATGTCCACTTTTATTAATTCTACCATTGACGGCATTATATACGCTAACGTTGAACTTGTTGATACTACCCTTCAGCCATACTGCCCGTTAGAGCATACGCAATATGAAGACCATTGTAAGAACATATATCACAATGTTACACTACGTCCGGATACACCATGTGAGCATAGCACAGAGTGTTTTAACTTACGAGCCACTTTAAACGGTCAAAAACTAGACCACTGAAACTGTAAGTACTTCCCAAATTTTTTGCGCGGATCATTTTTGCGAGCGTAGGACCCATTCGGGGCCTCATAACTAGCTTATATTTTAGTGCCCCATGCGCTACTGCTATTCTCTCCCACACTGATCACACAGGCCACATCAGCTGTGAATTCAATCAAAGTCCATGCTCCAGTCTTGAGATTAACTGTCAGTGCCATATTAGTGCCCTGTTGCGGACTGGGTCCAATCCATTGCGGAGTTTCTCCAAATTCCTCTACTATGGTTTTAAATACCGCTAGCCTAGTGTCACAAGTTACAGGCTTGTTCAGCACCCGTGGTTCAGCGTGTGCAGCATTCAATATAGCCACAGTGATCAATAAGGTTAATAATTTGCCCATACGGTATTTATAAGTACTTCCCAAATTTTTTTTGCGCAGAAAAAAATAGGCCCCTAAGGACCCATTTCTTTATAGTGTTGACTATTAATTCTGGATTCGATTACCTCGAAGATTTATAGTAGATACTGTTACACTGCTGAACGTAAAGCCAGCACAGCTTTCCGTAATGGCTTGTGCCAATGATTTTGATGTCGCACTATCAAATCCGTCAGCATCTGTTGTACTCACTGTGTCTTCATTCAAGGCTATGATAACGTAGGTATTACCAGCCGTTGGACCAGTGCCATTGTCAAACTCACCGTTGTACATGATCTCACCAATTTGAGCAATGCCACGTAGCACCGGATACACAATGCTCTTGCGGCTTTCTAGATACTCTGAACTACCGTATTGACTAGTATATGTAGTACGGTAACTGTCAATATTAGTAGGATCATTGTCCAGCCAGTTGGGTTCGTCCTCTACGTTGTAACCTATGATTGCCACTTGAAAGAACTGTAGGCGTCGTGTGCCGTAGTTTGAATTTTCGTGGCTGCCTCTATTAAAGTTCTGGGCTAATACTGTGTTTATTAGATTTGGCATGTTATATGCTCCTTTGTTTATACATTATTTATGCGTTGATAATGGGTTCTAAGCCCACTGCAATAAGAATAGGGTTTTGTGTTTGGCCAATCGAAACGCTATACAGGCCTGCCAATAGTCCACACTAGTGCCATTATGATAGGCCCAATTGCTGTAGTGACAGCCTATGTATTGATTCAGCCACTGTTCCATTTGATCCACAGCAGACACCCAATCCCATTGATCATTGACTATTATCTTGGGCCAGTGCGCAACCGCAATGTGCTCAAATTCATGTAGCTCTGGCAAATAAAAACTTCGTGGCATAGTATTATTTACTATGATCGCAACGTGATTAAACTGTTAGTTAATGGTGTAAAATTTTGCTAACAATTTTTGCTTCGCTAGCTACTTCGTAGCTAAAATTTTTTGCAGCCGCTTCGCGCGATCCAGCTAATCTTCTGCGCGATCGTAGTACTTGTAATTGACTGAAGTTTCGTTGGTCTTGTGTACAGTGGCGCCGTTCTTCATATGGAATCTACGGGCCATTTCTGTAGGTGGACTCAGTGTCACAATGCTTTTGATTTCTGGAAAGTCGTTAAGCAGCCATTCCGCGGCCTGTTTAAGCAATCTGGAACCGGCACCGGGTTCGTAACTCCAAATGGTGTAGAACACTGCCACATGCTTGTCTTTGCCCATACCAACGAGATCTTGTTCATCTGCGGGTATGTCGCTAAGCCACTGCATACAGGTAGCTGCCAGTACTTCTTCTCCGGCTTTGAGTATCAGTATCTCTGCGCAGTCGTTGATACGCTGTTCAAGAGGAATGTGCGGACGTACTGGGTCGTCCTTGATCACTCTGGTCAAAGGGTCTGTGTGTGAGCGTAGGTGGTATAGTTCCATGTGTGTTCGATTGTATTATATACGTACTTATCATTTTAGTTAAAAAACACTTAGATATCTTCTGAGGGTAGATTGTTCAACAGCTCACGTAGCTTTGAACTTTCAACCTGTGCTTTGATCTTGGGAATTGGACTAAGTGTAGTGGGGTCAATTTCTCCGGTGTCACTATTGACAGTTTGTCGTTGTTTGATCGAGTTGAGCAAACTTGAGCCAGCACTGACACTGTTGTGATTACCATAGCTGTCTTCTTCTGCTAGACTACTGATGCGCAGGCTGTCAATGTTAAACTCTAGATCAATCTTCATGCCTACACCACTTGAGCTACGTGTTTTCATCAACTGTATTTGATAGCGGCCACGCTCACGCATGGCTCTACTGGTAAAAATACCAAACACATTATCCGCAGTTTGGATCTTACTCAGTCCACCTGAAATATGACTGTGATCAAACTCTACTTCTTCAACTGCTCCACGATTCAACTGTGCCGCTGTGACAAACACACAGTTCTTTTCCACTGCCAAATTACGCAATTCTTCTGATACATACTTGTCTTTGATAAACAGGTCTGCGGGGCTAATCTTCTTGGAGATTGGCATCAACAAGTCCAAATAGTCCACTAGCAGTACGTCTACCTTACGGCCCATCTTGATTTCATATTCTTTTAGGTAACTGCGGATATCATTACTGGTCTTGCCAGAGGGCATATATTTCACTTGGAATTGACCGCTTTTCTTACCGATCATCTTAACCTTCATTTCCACGTCATCTAGGTTTTTGAACACTTCTCTAGTGGGAATACCAGTCAGCATGGAGTCTACACGCATGGAAACCAGCTCCTCAGAAAGCTCCAAAGTCAAATAGACCACATTAAGGCCCTGCAGTGCCCAGTTACACCCTAAGTTGGCTAAAAACAGTGATTTACCCGCACCCGAGCCGCCTGCGAATATATTAA